CAAGAAGACCTTGCACTATTTCCTACACTTGTAAGTGCATTTGATCTAAGCGGTCATTCACAGTTGCAAACGTGTCTTGATATAATTGAAAAAGCCGAAACTGGCGACCATGCATTAATACTTGGTGGCAAGAGTAGTTTTATTAAAGGCGACGAAGAATTTTTATTTAACTCCGAACTTACAAAACTAAGAACTGATATCCAAAACTGTATTGACAGTTATGCAAAATCCGCAGGACTTGAACCAGCCATTTTAGGAACAAGTTGGTTTAATATAATGGGCGAAGGTGGACAAGTTGATAAACATAGACACGAAGGTAGTGTTGTTAGTGGAGCATTTTATCCACACGTTGATGATGAAAGTTGTCCATTAATTTTTGAATCGCCATTAAGACCTTTGAGAATGAACGATGTCTTTGACTCACAGAATTCATTTAGTAGTTACTTTGCAAGTTGCAAACCAAGGACAGGATTGTTATTAATATTTCCAAGTTGGCTTGAACATAAGACTGATCCAAATACTTCAGCAAAACGAATCACAGTAAGTTTCAATACTATGCGTAAGAATTTGATTCCGCTTGTTGCCGCGAAGATGCACCATTATGGTAATTTTCCGGTTGACAAGGGTGATTAATTATTGTATAATTAGTACATGAATAAAGAGGACTTAAAGACGTCGACCCTCTCTAAATACTCCGCCGTTTCACATATAGGAGAAAATAATGGGAAAACATTATAGCACAAAACATTACGGACACAACATTGGGTTGAGTGCCGTCTTTAGACAACCAAACGCAGATCATTCACACTGTCATTTGTTACATGGTTATTCATTAGCATTTACATTTACTTTTGGTTGCGATGAATTAGATAACAAAAACTGGGCAGTAGACTTTGGTGGACTGAAACAAATCAAAGCATGGCTTGAAGATAACTTTGATCACAAGGTAGCAGTTGATATCAAAGATCCACACATGGATAAGATGAAAGAACTTGAAGCACTTGACCTTGCAGAGATTAGAGTCTTTGACGGTGTTGGTGCAGAGAAGTTTGCCGAACACGCCTTTAACTTCGCAGATAAACTGATTAGAGAACAAAGCAACGATCGTTGTTATGTTACAAGAGTCGAGTGTGCAGAACACGGTGCCAACTCAGCAATCTACGAAGGATAACTGATGAAGAACTATGTTGTATGCCTGAAGTGGGGCGACAAATATAGTGCAGAATATGTTAACGTGTTAGCCAACATGGTAGCACGTAACACCACAGTACCTTACGAGTTTGTTTGCTTTACTGATAACAGCAATGGTATTCAACCAGGTATAAGAGTTTTACCACTACCAAATTTACCAATAACAGGCTGGTGGTACAAACCTTACTTCTTTTGTCCACAACTTCCAATCAGAGGTAATTTACTTTACTTTGATCTTGATGTTATTATTTTTAATAACATTGACAATCTCTTTACATACAATCCAGATTATTTTTGTATTATAAGAGACTTCAATAGACATCTTAGACCAGACTGGAAGAAGATGAATAGTAGTGTGTTTAGATTACGATCCGGAACACAAGAACATGTATGGACGCAGTTTGAAAAAGATAACTTTGTAGTTACTAAAAGATTACACGGAGACCAAGATTGGATTTTCAATCAAGTACGTGATACTTTTTGTTTTTGGCCAGATGAATGGATACAAAGTTACAAATGGGAAATGCGTAACAAGCCGCCAATGAGTAGAATCAATGGTGTTCGAAACTTTAATGTACCTGGCGAACCTATTATAAAACCTGAAACAAGTGTAGCAGTGTTTCACGGAGAACCACACCCCCACAATAGTGTCGACCAATGGTGCAAGGATAACTGGAAATAATGAAATTTGTTTTTGACGTAGATGGAACTCTTACCCCCAGCCGTTCTCCTATTAATAAAGAATTTGAAGAATGGTTTTACAACTTTTCTAATAGACACAAAGTCTATCTTGTTACAGGTAGTGATTATGAAAAAACTATAGAACAATTAGGCGAACGTATATGTGAGTCTGTTGACACAGTTTATAATTGTAGTGGTAGCAGTGTATGGAAACAAGGTAAAAATGTTTATAACAATGATTGGCATTTACCAGCAACTGAAAGATCATTTTTAATACAATGTTTAACTCAAAGTAAATTTGTATTGCGTACAGGACTACACATTGAAGAACGTAAGGGTATGATTAACTTTAGTGTTGTAGGACGTAATGCTACATTAGGTGAACGTAAATTATATGTCAAGTGGGACACTGAACAAAACGAACGTACTCGAATTGCATCAGAGTTTAATAGTATGTTTCCTAATTTGGTTGCAACTGTAGGAGGCGACACAGGTATAGATATTAGTCCTCGTGGCAGTGATAAAAGTCAGATACTAAGAGATTTTGATAAAGAAGAAATTGTGTTTTTTGGAGATGCCATGTACGAAGGCGGAAACGACTATCCATTAGCAAAAGCAATACTTGACAACTGTATAGGAAGATGTTATACTGTTAACAGTTGGAATAGAACATGGGATATATTAAAAGATTATGATTAAACGTATAGGTTTCGCATGTAAGTACATGCACCCTGATCAAACACAAAAGAAGAAGTTGTTAGAAGAAATACAACGACCTTTGAATACTCGTTCAACAACTGTACAATGGTTGAACAGACAAACAAGGGAAGTTGCCGAGCAACGACTGTGGGACATTATGGTTCACAACATACAGTCGTATATGAATTTGATTTCTTATGTAGGAGGTTTACCTAATGAACTTAGAATGGTACGTCTTGGTAGTGATGTTCTCCCTGTTTACACTCAGTCTGATTGGTCTTATTTCTGGCGCAAGCCTGATGTACGTGACTATTGTGCGAAAAACTTTGCGAACGTGGGTAAACGTGCGAGAGACTTGGATGTTCGTCTTAGTATGCATCCTGGTCAGTTTACTGTCTTGGCAAGTGATAATCCAGATATCGTAAATAGAAGTATAGAGGAGTTTGAATATCATGTTGATTGCATCAGATGGATGGGCTACGGCCAACAATTCCAAGACTTTAAATGCAATGTCCACATATCGGGTAGGCAAGGTCCAGCCGGTATCATCAATGCTCTCCCAAGATTATCTCAAGAGGCGAGAAACGTTATTACGATCGAGAACGACGAGATGTCGTGGGGCATCGATGCGTCACTCGAACTTGAGAAACATGTCGCACTCGTACTTGACATACACCATCACTGGGTGCGTACAGGAGAATACATACAACCCTCCGACGATAGATTTCACCGCGTAGTTGACAGTTGGCGTGGTGTACGTCCTACTATTCATTATAGTGTATCACGTGAAGACTTACTTGTAGGACATGATCCTAACGTATTACCTAACATGGACGAACTACTTGAACAAGGCTTTAAGAAAGCAAAACTACGAGCTCACAGCGATATGATGTGGAATCATGCTGTTAATGACTGGGCTCTACAGTTTAACGATGCCGCAGACATTATGGTAGAGTCTAAACACAAGAACCTTGCTTCACGTAGACTGTTAGAACATAAGGTAAATACAGTATGCGATTTAAACAAATCAAATCCTGTGAACGAACCAAAGCAAGAACTTGTCAGTGCGAGAGCCTAAGCAAGATTACTGAAGCAGAAGACTCAAATGTTGTAGCCGTATGTGACTTAGTCCATTCGGACACTGTTAAAGGTACAATCTTCTTTATGCAAGGACCAGGCACTGCTACTCTTATAAAGGGTAAGATAACTGGGTTAACTGAAGGTGAACATGGATTCCATGTACACGAATTTGGCGATTTATCCAACGGATGCGAAAGTGCAGGCGGGCATTACAATCCAGACGGGGTAAAGCATGGAGATCTCAAAAATGGCCATGTGGGTGATTTAGGAAATATCACAGCCGGATCTGACGGGATATCAGATTTTACAATTAAAGCAAAACGTATTGATTTAATAGGCGAGAGAAGTATTATTGGTAGAGCAATAGTAGTTCACGAAAACACAGATGATTTGGGTAAAGGCGGAGACGCTGAATCGTTGAAAACCGGAAACGCAGGTGAAAGATTGGCTTGTGGGGTAATTACACTTACAAACGGAGAAGAAAAATGATTAAATTTTTAAAATCTCTCTTTGGTGCTGGAGAAAAGAAAACTTTGAAACTTTCAGAACACATTGCTAATAAGAAGGTTAAAGTACAGAAACAAGCACCTTTAATTTTGGTGCCATCTAAAGCAGACATGTCAAAGATGACAAAAGCAAAATTAGAAGAAATGGGTCGTAAACACGGCATTGAGTTAGACAAACGTCTTACAAAAGACAAACTTGTAACTCAATTACGTAAACACATGAACGACAAAAACAAGGGGTAAACAAATGAAAAATTGGATTCAAAACAGACTTGATGAAAGAACTTCATGGGACGGCGCAATGCTTGTCGCAGTAGGAGTTATTGTCCTAATTGCAGGACCATTTGCTAAATTAGCGGCATACGCGGCAATTGGCTACGGTGCTTGGACTATTTGGAAGTCTGAATAATTATAGTCTATCTATTGTAAGTAGACTATCCACAGTAGTGTTTAGTTTGCGCCTTTGCTCTGCACCTTTCTTTTGTGCAAAACGTTTAGGATCGCATTCTGGACACACGTGGTTATAAGCATTATCTAATCTTTTAGGATCTACTTGTCCTTTGTCACGTTTAAATTCTTCGTGACAGTTATCACATTCAAATATTATTACAGTCTTAACACGCTTGTATGAATGGGGTTTACCTTTTTTGGATTTCCTATTGTACCACTTAACTTCTTGTTCTGTTCTATTAAACATATAAGTATTTACCTGTTTACATTCGGATTACAAAATATAAACTAAATAATAGTAAGGAAACAAAATGACAGCAGTAGTGCAATTAACAGAAAATGCAAAAGAACGTATGGTAGATATGTTAAATGAGCATAATAAACAGGTAGTACGTCTGTCGTTACAAGGCGGTGGTTGTGCTGGTTTTAAGTATGACTGGGCATTAGATACAGCATCACAACCAGGTGATGAAGTTATTAAACTGCCAAACGGAGAGTTTGCTATTGATGATACAAGTATCATGTATTTGTTAGGTAGCATTGTAGATTATAAAAAAGAAGTATTTGGTTCTTACTTCACAATAGAAAACCCTGCTTCAACATCAAGTTGTGGTTGTGGTGAGTCAATAGGATTTTAAAGTATGGCAAAACAAACAGTTAATATCGGTGTAGAGGGCAATGACGCTACCGGTGATAGTATTAGAGACGCCTTTAGTAAAGTAAACACAAACTTTAGTGAACTTTACGCAGTATTTGGACAAGGCGGTACTATTCGATTTACTGCACTTTCAGATACACCAGATGAATTAGGTGCTAACAAGATTCCAGTATCCAACGATGCTGGTTCAACATTGTTAATGAAATCAATTGAAGGCGGAACTGGTATCTTAATTGATAACACTGATCCAACTAAACTTGTTATTACAAACAGTGGTGGCGCAATTAGTTCAGACTTACAACCAACCATTGGTGGTTACTTAAATGGTTCAGGTAATTATACACTTGGTAACATTGGACCAATTACAGACCAAGCGGCAACAGATTTTAACACAACACATTCAACACAAATTTCAGTACATGATTTAGTTGCTGATAAAAAATACAACGACAACAGATATCAAATTGAAGGTTCTCCAAATAGAATGAGAGCAGAACCTGCTGATGGCACAGAGTATTCAAAAGTTATTGGTAGTTTTGTAAACAACAATGTCATTCTTTCATTACATGGTTACGATCATAGTATTAACGGACAAGGTTTCAAATATACAGTTTCACAAGGTGACGCGGCGGCGGCTAACTTAACAGACTCTACAGTTTACTTCTTAAGATATGTAAATGCTAATCAGTTAAGTTTACACCCAACAGCGGCAGATGCCTTAGCAGACACAAACAAAATTTTAGCAAACGCAGGAGCGGCAGGTAACCCAGGTGGTACACACACGCTAACTGACAATGAATATAATTCTGCATTATACGGTTCATACTTAACTACAGAAGCATTACCAAGAAGTGCTACAGTACGTAGACAAGGTGATGACATGACAGGTCCACTTTACTTGCATGACCATCCAGGTAACTTGTCAGGCAGTGGTACACCAAACGATGTAGATGATTTACAAGCGGCATCAAAGTTTTATGTTGACAATTCAAGTTTTACAAGTATTGTAGATTTGTATGTTAGAACAAACGGAGATGACTCACAACAATTTTCACCAGTAGGTAAAGAAGGACGTAGTTTACAATTTGCTTACAAGTCAATTGGTAAAGCGGCTGAGAAAGCAGAAGAACTAATTGAAACATCACCGTTAGAGCCAGGTGCTTATGTACAAACAGTTACATATAACAACGGTGCATCAAATAGTACCATTGAAGCTCAAGCAATTACATCTCCGCATACAGACGGTATTCCGGCGGCAACACTACTTAGAGCAAACTTAGATTTTATTAGAAAAGAAATTGTATCATACGTTAATGCAACGTATCCAGATTTCCAATACAACGAAGCAACTTGTGAAAGAGACATGGGTCTTATTACACAAGGTTTGGCTATTGATATTGAACAAGGACTAAATGCTAACTCACAGGCAATACTTGCTGGTAAGAGATACTTTAGTTCTGTATCAGGACAAATTGCAAGAACAACACAAAAAACAGAAACACTTGCAGGTATTAACTACGGTAAAACAATTATCAATACTATTTTACAAAATGGTCAAGTTTTACCTATTAGAAATACAGACGGTGTTACACAAACTATTGATGGATCACAAGTTGTTACATCATCAGTTAGAAATGCTGTACTTGGTAAAATTGATATTATTACAAATATTATTGACAACGGGTTAGGTGTACTTGATACAACTACACTCATTGAAGGTTCAACTGTAACACTTACTGTTGACAATGGCGGACAAGGTTATGTTGACCAAGGTGCGGCATCAAACGTTGATATACTTCCAGGTAAAATTTTAAGAGGTAAGACATCAGGTGCGTTAGGTAGAATTGTAAAATATACAAGAGGCGGGGCACAAGATGAGTTACGTGTATTCTTAATTGAACCTAAACTGTTTAGTACACAAGAAACGTTTGAATACGGTAACTTTGCAATTAAAACACAAATTTGTATTCATGTTGAATCAGGAATTTACGAAGAAGATTATCCAATCAAACTTCCTGCTAACTGTTCTATTAAAGGTACAGACTTTAGACGTACAATTATTAGACCAAAGAACAGAGGTTCACAGTCTAAATGGATTAACACATACTTCTTTAGAGATGCAGAGTTTGATGGCTTAGATTTGATTCCTACACAGAATCCAAATGCTGTAGCAATTATCCAAGCAAACAAAGAATTTATTAAAGACGAAACTATTGCATTTATTGATGCACAAGTGGCAGGTGCAATTTCACCATTTGGCGGATCGTTTGTATATAATAAAGCCAAGTGTGAAAGAGACACAGGAATTATTCTTGATGGTATTGCACACGATATCAAATACAACGGTAATGCTAAAACTTACTTAAACGCTGGGAAATACTATAACGGTGCAGTTAGTTTAATTACTGGACAAGAAGCACAAACAGCGGCGGCTCTTGCGTTTACAAGAGGCCTTGTAGTTAACAATATTTTACCACAAGCGGCTTACACACCATTACAATCTATTACAACGCAAACAACAGGATTAACTGCAACTGAAGCAGGACAAACTGCAAGAGTAACTACACTAATGGGCTCTATTGAAAATGTTATTACTAACGGCCTAAGTGTTATGCCTGACTTGGAAGATCCAAGATACGGTTATCATTATACAGCAAATCCAACGTTACCAGTTAACATTGGTTCAGATGCTTCTGATAATCCAGGTAACTTCCCTAATGCGGCAGAGTTATTAGGACTAAACAAAGACTTTATTATTGAAGAAGTTATTGCTTGGATTAATGCACAAGTTACAGGTGGTGTAGGTATATGGAGTGGCTTTACTTACAATGAAACAAAGTGTCGTAGAGATACAGGAATAATTTTAGATGCTCATGTTGCTGACTTGAAAAATCCAGCAGGTGGTAGAGTAGAAACACTTGCAACGCAGGCGGCATACTATTCAGGTGCAGTAGCAGGACAAGAACAACAGACTACAGCGGCAATCAATATTATTAAAACAATTACACCGAGTGTATTTGCTAAAACAGCATTTGGTTCAAGTTTACAAAGTACTGTAACACAAAACACAACTGCATCAGTAGTAGCAGAGTCCGGAGTACAAACACATTCAGATGCATTGATTGCTTGTATAGTATTTGCATTTGATGCCAGTTACAATCCACCTAAGAACAACTTAGACATTGACGTGTTTATGATGAATGATTCAAACAGAATCATGAACACAAGTATGCAAGGACATGGTGGCTTTGCACAGGTACTTGATCCAGATGGACAGATTCTAATTAAATCTCCTTACGTACAGGTTAACAGTTCATTTAGTAGATCCGCAAACAAACAAGCATTCCGCGGTGGTATGTACATTGACAACTTTGTTGGTAACTCAACAATGACTGTTGATACTAAAGACGATGCATTCACACTAAACGTATCAAGTGGCGTAGGTAGTGGACTAAGACAAAGACGTCCGCAAACACCTTGTCCATTCTTTATTGACGGTATACGTTATCAAGTTGATGCTGTTACAAATTATGACCAAGCGGCAGGTACAGCAACACTATTCTTAAATCCAACTTCGGGTATTAGTAATGCTGGTTTCCAATTTTCAGATGGTACTGATATTGTATTACAAACTGCTGGTAACACTTCAATGTTGGCAAATGACTATACACAAGTTAATGACTTAGGTTATGGTATTGTTGTTAACAACGGTGCATTAACAGAACAAGTTTCAACATTTACATATTACTGTCATGCGGCATACATGGCAAACAACGGTTCACAGATTAGATCACTAAATGGTTCTAACTCAAATGGTAACTATGGATTAGTTGCATCAGGATCAGATCCAAACGAAGTTATTGATCAAATTACACTTGAAGAACCTATGGTACAAACTGCTCGTGTTTACGACAATGGTACCACAGCGATTAACGAAGCAGGCAAAAATATTGTTTACATCTATGACACAGGTACTATTCCAACTAACGTTTCAGAACTTGAAATCACTCACGGTGGTGCAAATGATATTGTAAGATATGAAATTTCAAGTATTCAGTCAACAGCGTTTACAGATGTTGCTGGTGCTTCACGTGATGGTAAAATTTATAAACTTAATATTTCAGGTAACGAAGGTTTAGCGGCGGCACTAACAAATAATCAAAAGGTTATTGTTAGAGGTTTACAAAACTTTATATTTGATGACTTAGAAAATACAGCAGTTATTAGACCATCAACTGCTATTGTGTTTGACGAACAAGATACGTTTACATATAGAACTATTGCGTTTGGTGGTGCTAACTCAGTTGGTACTGCACTTCCAGGTGCTAATCAACAGTTGGTTACATTTGATTCTAACTATGATTATATTAGATGTGTTGTTAACCAAGCGAACATTGCAGGTACAGCCTTTGCTGGTACAGGTACTACACATGGTGGCACAGTAGGTGACGTTGCTATTTCAATTGATACTATTACTGAACAAGCAGAAATTGATAGACTTAACAACGGCGACATGATTTTTGGTTGGGACGGAAAAGTTCACAGAATTTTAAGTTACGCACAAAAAACAGGTTATGCTATTTTAAGTATTGAAGATGTTAATGACATCAACGATGTGGCATTAGGTGATTCAGTAGTTGCCGCAGGTTTACAATCAGTACTTACAAGTTCAAATGCAAGAACGTTACGTGTTGGTTTGAACAGTGGAGAGAACGCAGGACTAACAGTTAATATTTCCGTAGCAAGAGCAACAGGACATGACTTTAACGATATTGGATCAGGTGGATTTAACACAAGTAACTATCCAAGTAAAATTTATGGTGCACCACAATCACCAGTACAAGCATACGAAGTACAAGAACGTGGTAAAGGTAGAGTATTCTACGTAAGTACAGACCAAGACGGATTCTTCCGTGTAGGTAGATTCTTTACAGTTGACCAAGGTACAGGTCGAGTTACATTTGCGGCAAGTATTGCATTAAGTAACTTAGACGGTATTGGATTTAAACGTGGTGTTGTTATTACTGAATTCTCAAGTGATGACGGAATGACTGACAACGCTGTTGACTCGGCTCCAACTGAATCAGCGGTACGTGGTTATGTAGACAGACGTTTGGGAATGGACGAAGGATCGTTAATTGTTTCAAACCCAATTGGCGCAGGATTTGTTTCAAGAGATGGAACATTAGGTCCAAGTGCAAACATTAACTTTGGTAATAATAATATTACAGGCTTGGGAGATCCAGGTGATGAATTTGACGGAACTAACAAACGTTATGTAGATGGAAGAACACCGTTCGGTACTGAAGCAATTGGTGCTGGTATTGGTAATAGAGTAAATGGTGATATTTTATTATTTGACGGTACAACTTATGACAATGCTACACCAGTAGGTGACATTGGAATTACATTTACAACTAATACTGCTGACTTCCAAATTACAGCAGGAGCAATTATTAATGCTGATGTAAACGCGGCGGCACAAATTGCACAAAGTAAATTAAATCTAAACGCGGCAACTACAAGAGCCAGTGCATCAGGTATTACACAAAATGATTTAGGTAGTGCGGCATTTGATAACGTAGTGTTCAGTAGTGACAACGGCTTTATTAGTATTGATAATGGTCAACTACCTGTAGCGAAACTTGAAAATATCGCAGACGAACATGTAATTGGTAGAGCAACAGGTGATAGTTCCGACGGTGACGTTAGTGCTATTCCGTTCTCAACTATTGTTGAAACTGGTGGTACATTTACTACTATTGGTGCTCCAAGTTCAATTGTTAAAACACATACAGATGGTTCAATTAATGTACAAGCATTAGAAGTTGACAGTGCAAGAATTATTGATACTTCAGGTACAACAGTTAACTTTACAAACCCAGGTACAACATTATTCTTAAGTTCACAAACAACAGGTGCTGGTGTTACAACTAACTCAATGACTGGTAACCTAAACATTGGTGCAAGTAGAGCGACAGAAAGTAACTTCCAAACAAACAGTACATTTGCTGGAGAGAACTATGTTGCGGCAGACTGGGCATACCACTCATTTATTGAAGCACCAGGAGAAGCAGATGCTAACGGAACAGGTATTGGTATTGGTGCTGGAACAGGATTTAGTAATGCTGATCAAATTAGTTTTGTAACTGACGGTGATCAAAGATTAGTAATAGGTACAGCGGCAATGCTACCAGGTACAACATCAGTTTACAACATAGGTAGTGCGGCACTAAAATATAATCAAATACATGCAGTTACGTTTGAAGGACAGGCTAACACAGCATTATACGCTGACTTGGCAGAGAACTATCTTGCAGACGCTCATTACGAAACAGGTACTGTACTTGTATTTGGTGGAGAACAAGAACTTACAACAACTGACAGCAAAGGCGACACAAGAGTTGCTGGAGTTGTTTCAGAGAAACCAGGTTACTTAATGAACAAAGGACTTGAAGGCGATCATGTTACAGCGATTGCACTACAAGGTAGAGTTCCTGTATTAGTACTTGGTGAAGTTAAAAAGGGCGACATGTTAGTAACAAGTGCAGTTCCAGGATATGCTATTGTTAATAATACACCAGGTGTTGGACAAGTCATTGGTAAAGCAGTTAAAGACAAGGATGACCCCGGTCATGGAATTGTTGAAGCAGTGGTAGGGAGAGTCTAATGGCACAACAAAATATAAACATTGGATCAAGTGCTAACAAGGGCGATGGTGATCCGCTAAGAACGGCTTTTACAAAAATTAATTCTAACTTTACTGAACTATATGGTAAAGTTACAGTACTCGAAGGTGGTGGCGTTGCAATACAACGTGATACACAAGGAAGTATATTTGGTGATGACAGTACTCTACTTGTAGATGCTGTTAACAGTTTAATACCAAGTTCAGTGTTGTCTGGTAATTTACCAGCATTAGATGGTTCAGCATTAACAGGTGTTGTAACAGGTTCTAATACAGGTGTAATTAACTTTAACGGTGCTACACTAAATTTTGTAAGTACTACATTTAACGGTTTAGACTTTGATGACTTAGGAACAACTCCTACTACATTAGCAGGTTATGGAATCACAGA